CATAATTGACCATCAATATATTCTACAACAACCCATTCTCCTCCCCATAATCCAGAAGACTGTCCATTTATATTTCCAGATGATGTCGGTTTAAGAACTGTTGCCCAGGGCAAGTCATCATCCTTAACTTCAGGACCGGCAGGATGTATTCCAGGTATTCTTACCTTAACTCTATCACCCCAAACATCTTTCCATTCGGCATTTTTAAAATATTGATTCTGACTTGGAGGAATCTGAGCTATTTTTTTACCATTAAAATGAAATCTAGAACGCGACATTACTTTTTACCTTTATATAATTTATTATCCATAAGAATCACGAACTAACATCATCGATGTGGATGATGATGTGAATCAAAATGATGACATAAACTTAATATCAAATATCTTCCACTCTGGGTTTCATCTGTGCTTCCAACACTTTTATTTTCCTGAGATATAACTTCAAAACTACAATTAATTACATTACCTGCTCTTAGATTTAAATTACAAGGAACCTGAATCTGAATAATTTGATCGAATAAAGAATTATATCTCGTAGATGATTGTGCTAACCAATTTTTTGGATCATTGTCTAAAATATTCTCAACTCCAGAATTAAAGGTTCCAAACTCCGGAATTGTAAAGTAAGTCATAGATGATGGAGTTGTTGGCACTTCATATATTTTACCTAATGTTGCTGGTAAATTTATTGTATTTTTATTCTCTTTATATTCATGTTTTATTGGATCAAAAGTAAACATTTCATTAGAAAAAACTCCTGCTCTCTGACCAGTCATATTGTCACCCCTTTTCAGGATAGACATAAAATTTATTCTAAAATCGTTAGTATCATCCTTCACACTTGATCTCAATACTTCATTTTTAAAATAGGATGCTACGGGTGCTTGTGATACTAGATCATCAATTGCTCTAAAATTAAATCCATCCTGTGTTTCATAAAAGAAATATCCTGGATTTCCTTTTATGGGTATAGTTTGTGGTGCAAGTTCTCCACATATGACTTCATATACGGATTTATTCCAACCATAAAAACTTAAAGAATTTTGAGATGGAGTAATAAAAATATTATTATCCGGAACTCTCACATAATCTTTCAATAATTTACGGACAGAATTGCTAATATTTCCAGTGTAGTTTCTAGTTACGGGAAGTTGTGTCTGTTTGCAGTATTGTGAAAATAAACTTAACCCAACTCCTTCACGCTGCGATCCCTGATCCGGAACTGTAACTTTATCGAATATTAATGGTTTTCTGGAAAAATTCAGTTCCTTTCTTTTATTTGTAAATGGATCGATAGATGGATTTGTAATCCTAAATTTAACTCTTATATCACCAGTAAGTGGAAGGGCAGAACTTAAAGTTCCATATTTTTCTTGACGACTATATTGCTTATCATATGGAACCGATCCTCCAATATCTACTATCGTAAGATATCCACTTACATTTGGGGATAAAAGACTTTCATAATAGTCAAAATTTACTACTTTAGCACCATATGGATCAGTTCCACTAATATCTATTACTTTACCATTTTTTTCCAATTCAAAAAGTTCATATGCCGATGCATTTGCCGCGCTTGCCATTTACTTCACCCCCTCCATATTGATGGTGTTTTTCTTTTTCCACCAGAATTAGATGGTGGTACACTTACAGGCATTGGCATTGGAACTGGAAATGGAACATAACTTTGAACTGGTTGTACTGCATAAATGAATACCGATTGATTATTCATACTTCTATTTAATAGTCTTAATCCAGGTCCTCCACCAGCACCTCCAGGATTATTTAAATTACCATTATTATTAGGTACAGAATTTATTATCTTTTGTGGATTTGGTGGACCACTTTCTAAGTGGCTTAACGAATATACATTTCCATTTGGTGCCTGAATATATACTCTATTTCCATATCCACCCACGTTTGGTACATATTTAATAAACTTAAATCCACTTTTAAGGGTTATTGCTTCTCCACCCACTCCACCAAAGTCCTCTCCATGGTGATGTCTTCCTCTCCAATTATTTCTCCATTGAGACCATCCAATTCCATCATTACCATCTTCAGGTCCATATAAAGCAGTTATCATATCAATTCCATCAATTAAAATACCTCTCTTTACAGAATCTGGAATTGTGTAATTTGTATTATATGGAATACCTTCTTGCTCTATATGAATATGTGGACCGGTGGAATTTCCAGTGCTTCCAAGATATCCGATTACTTCTTTAGTAGAAACTCCTTGAGTAGTTATAGGTATATTGAGTCCAGGAGTCCTAGGTCTAGGAGGAGTCCTAGGAGTCCTAGGAGATTTAGAAGAAGAATCAATCGAGTTTAACTGAGACCAATTAGTCAGCATTTTTGTAAATGCTTCCACGTTCTCAGAGTCCTTATTTACAACATCATTAATACCATCTACCGATTTTGAAAAACCAGTAAATCCAGTATCGGCATCTCTTTGTGCTTTTTTTCCAACTCCGGTTCTTCTAAATGTAAATGCTGGTTGTGTTTCTTCAGATTCACCTTTCTTAGTATTCCCTCCCTTTATTGTTCCACCAGAACTTTTTTGCTGAACCCGAACAGGTCCCCATCCTTTCGGATTAGTTTGTGGTGATGGAACATTTCTAGGTAAAGGATTTATAGGATTTCCATCTTTATCTGTAGGAAACCAGTACAGGTCTCCACCATCTTTATATGATCTACCATATGTTGGAGTTTTTGCTGGTTGTGATTGTTTTTGTTGCTGATTTTGTTGCTGATTTTGTTGCTGATTTTGATTTTGAGTGCCTTTTAACCACGAATTAAAAATTGAGACACTACCAGAAACCAAATTTATAAAATTATCAACATCCTTAATAGCTTTATTATATCCTTTTACAAAATTATTTCTCACAGATTTGGATAATGATGTTGTTAAATCAATTAAACCTTTTATTGCTCCTATAAATCCTTTAATAAATCCAGTAAATGCTTTAAAGAAATCACTATTTAAAAATTCATTTATTTTATTAATAATTGCAGGTAAAGATTTGATTAGAAATCCGAGAGCAATGAGACCAAAAAATTCCATAATCTTATCAAAAATTCCCATCGCAGGTCTACTGACTGCACCTGCAATAGAAAGAAATCCAGATCCAATTCCAAGTCTTTTAGTTTCTAGTGTAGTTTCTTCTTTCTGCTGTTGATTTTTCTTTATAATATTGAGAGTAAGATTTTTTTTCTGCCTTTTTAATTTACTAAGAGTTTTATTTGATGAAATCAAATAACTCTTAATATTAGTTACGTTTAGTTTTAGTTTTTGTACTTGAGTTTCCATATCTTATTAGTACAAGTAACTAATTCCATATAATTCTGGAGTGACATCCATATATGGATTAAGAATATTTATTGGTGATATAACATTAATTCGGTTTGCTTCAGATTGCATCTCTGGAATTTCTGGAGGTTTTGATGTTTGTGTTGGTAAAACCATTGGTAAGAAATTCATTCCACCAGATTTAGAAGAACCCGGAACAGAACTAAGAGTTATACCACTCTTTGGTTTCGTTGGTTTTATATTTGGAACTTTAATTCCCATTCCACCACCACCACCACCAGTTCCACCATCAAGAATCTTCTTTGCCTTTTCTTGCTCAATAAATCTATCAAACTGTTGTATAGCATCTCCAAAATCTTGAGCAAGTTCTCCTTGTTTAGAAACTACTCCCAACAATTTCTCAATCGCAAGAGTAAATGTTCCCCAAAGTCTTCCGGCATTATCATTAATATCTTTTAGAAGAGGTCTGAATAGCATCGCAGATTCTGTTTTTATAACTTCTTCACCAGGAGCAAGCCTCGCATTAACACTATCAACTTTTCCCGATCCTCTTCCACCAACAGACCCACCTTCAGAAAATCCTAAAGCACAAGTGTTACATTTTTTAGGTGGATCAATTGTTCCACCCCTTGCCCTAAGAACGGGCAATGGTGACATTGCTCCTGCGCTCAATAGTTGCATTAATAAAGAAGATACCGCCCCCAATATTGTAGATGCATCGTTAAAATCTAAACCTGATTGATTTTGTTTAGTATCTGCAGTAGCTGCATTATATAAATCAACAATCCCACTTAATGCCACAGTTTTTGAAAGATCAGGTAAAGGTTGTCCACCAGTTTGTGGTGCGGTGGTTAATGCACCGGCAACACCTAAGGCACCAATAACTGCAAGTCTGTTATTTTTTAACCAATCTAAAATATTGGAAGTAGTTAATACAGTTACAGTAGCACCAGCAAAACATGATGCGACTTGGGCACAAATGTTACCACCCCCACCAGAACCGGGAGGTTTAGGAGGATTTTTATTAAACCATTTCGATATCTCTCGTAATGTATTTGCAAATCCTACAAGTTTTATTAATGCTCCAAATAACTTAATCCCAAGTAAGGTAATTGTAATTTCTTTCCAATACTTCGTAATGAAGTTAAAAACTGCCTCAACCTTTTTTCTATTTTCTTCTTTACTTAACCACTTAAATGCGGCACTCAAAAGAATACCAGTTAAAACAAGACCAAAAAATTCTTTGATTTTATCAAAGATACTTCTAAAAGGTGCTGTAACTTTATTTACCGTTTCACCAAGAGTGCTTGTTATTTTTCTAGTTGACTCTAAAGACTTTTCTTCTTTTGCAAACTTTGCTTTCGATTGTGCTGTTCTTATCTGACTAATTGTTTGTTTCTCTTCTGCGATTCTCATCGCAAAATCATAAGAAAGTTGTTTTTGTATTTCTACAAGTATTTGATTTGTTTGTGCTAATGATTGTGATATAGGTGATGATTCTCCACTTATGGCATCAGAACCGACATTCGTTTTCTTTAAAATTAATTGAGACTTAGAAACACCACTTATCGGGGAAGAAGTCATCATCTTTCTTCCCAATCGGGTCTTTTTGATTTGTGGTGCTGTGTATAAAGGACTATTGAATGCCATTCTGTTGCTGTTCCTTTAGATTCTCTTCTTCAATATACTGTTCCAATAATGAAACGTATATATCCTTTTCCCAAGGAATCATATTTTCTAACTCTGTCAATGAGTATTTATGATGCTGCATCAAGGCAAAATTAATCTTATAGTATGACTCAAGATTAGTATGAGCCATACCTAACTGAAAAAACTTGCCAGTCCCTCCAGAACAATTTCAGATTCGACTCCAGTATTAGGATTCTTTACTGCAATTGTATGAGAAAGTTTTGGCATTGTGGTAAAGAAATTTTCAATCAACTTAAATTGCTTTGTATTTAATTGATCGAGAAACTCATCCAATTCTTTCTTTGAAAAATCTGATGCATTCCAACTTTCCTCAGAGTCATATACCACATCGATGCATGAAGTAATGACATTTAGGGACTTACTAACATCACTCATATTATCATTAACCTCAAAATTATTTTCAATGAATTGATCCAAAGATGGATACTTGAGTTTCATAGAAAGATTATCATCTAATTTAATAATATTTGTATGTTCTTTACTTTTTTGAACTTTAATTGAATCAATATCAATGCTCATTTCGACTTGAGTTTCACCATCATCGGGACAAGTCACATTAACTTCTACAGTTTCACCAACGGACTTTGCACGAATATTTAAAAACAGATATTCAATATCAAATGTGGAGAGATCTTTAATTTTAACTCCTCTGGTTAAGATACACTCTGTTAAGATATCAATGATTGCATTTGTAATCTGAGTCATGTCTTCAGATTCTAAAGCCATAATTAAGATTTTTTCTTCCTTGACTAAAAATGGACGATATTTAATCTTTTTTCCAGTAGAAGGCAATTCCAACTCATAAGTTGGTGTATTAATCTTGGGTAAAGGCATTTTAAAAAATACAATTCAGGTTTAGTTATTTATTACCTAAGTTAACGACCATTTAAGTTCTCTTGCTTTATTTTTAGAAGAGTATTCTGGGATTACCAATTGGTGATTTCACGGAATCACCAATCTTAAGATCATTATCAGTTGGAAACTCTATATTTCCTACTTTATCTTCCTTTATTTTATTTCTTTCCACAACATACCGATCATAATTAAATGTTGCCGTAATTTTTAGTAATTCTGCTGATCCATATGATACTGGAATAGATACAAGTCCTTTTGGAAATGCATTAACAAACTTATAAGATAATGATGTTTTATGATCTCTTTCAAATTTAAGTATCTCTATCCCCTGAATCTTATAATCTTCAGGATATCTAAATCTTCTATAAACATTTGTATTTGTGTCAGTGGATGCTGCCACTTCGGAAGCACCAGAAATATAATCCATCCATCCTTCAAAAAATCTTAATGCTTGATAATCAGAATCAACATAAAAAGTCAAGTCCATATCAGTATAAAGACGAGTATGGGCAAATTCCTGCGGAACTCCCATAAAATCACCTTTCACTTCTCCGGTGGCAAAAGAAGTCACCGGAAGTGTTGCCTCGGCACAAAGAAATCCTAATTTACCAGTTACGAAACTTGGAATATTTTTTCCACCTTCTCCATAATTTTTTTCAAAATGGTTTTTTAAAGTTTTTGATATGGGAATGTTAACCAAATATTGATTATTGAGAGAAAGAGCACCAATCTTTCTTCTCATTTCCTGCATTGTTAATTTTTGAACCAGAGAGTTACCCACTCTAAATACCTATACGACTACTTTATTATTAGTTATTTAGATGTCATATAAGGGATATTACAAACCATCTTATCCTAGAAAGTATAAAGGTGATCCAAACAATATCATTTATCGTTCCTTAT